AGCGTCACTGGATACTAGTCCCATTTCACGCAACGCATCATCAAGATAACTTTGCAAGGGTTCTCTACCTGCATACGATACTACAACTAAATTTTCTCCCCAAGGAGTTTCTTTAGCAAACTCTGGCACATCGTCTTTCTTACGCTGTTCTGCACCTTTTGCTCCTGCTAACGATACGCCAAATCTATATTGTGCATAAAAATCGCTGTTCTTTAATTTGTCGATTACCCAAGCAGCAGGAAGGGTGCGCTCTACCGCAGGTTGGATTGAACCCGTCGATTCTGTTATAAACTCATGCGCTCTCATTTTATGATGACTGCTCGGTTGTGATAGGAACATCTGTTTCAGTTGATAGTACACCATCAACATAACCATCAGCACCCAAATACATTCCCGAAACGTTTGGACCTTCCCACATGATTTGCGAAGCAACATAGTGAGTTAGATCATCAGAAGTCAAAGGATTGACTAAAATTTGTACATTGCCAGTGAGATTGTTCACGTTCATGTCATATCTTGAGATTGCATTTCCGAAGAAGGTTGAGCCATATCCAGTAAATTTGACATCAGTAAGATCATTCTTGATTTGAGCGTACAACTGAATTGTCTGGCTAACTAGTGTACCGCCGTTAGTAGACTTGATGTAGAATTGTCCTTGGGTGAACGTATTTGCAGGGGTTTCAAAGATTACTTGGCCAGCTGTGTTACCAAAGGAGTACGCTACTGTAGAGTTAAGAAACGTCTGAAATAGATTAGAGAAGTTATTGTTGACTTTGCTAAACGCAACACGTAACGGATCGCCCTCACCATCGTTTGGATTGGCTCCGATATTGATAACTTCTTGTGAATAAAGTGGGGTTGTACTCATATTAGCCTTCCATCTTGTTAAGTATTTATCAGTGGAAGACCCAATTTACTTTTTGGTAGCGGTCTCAAAGATTTCTTTTTGCTTAGTATACCACTCGTTCCAGCCCTCAACTTTGCGGCTACATTCGTGATATAGAATATAGTTATCAACTACTATCTTTGTGAATTCGGTAAGACGCATGCCTTCAGTAGCTTCTTTAAGCCCTGCACATTTTTCTAGTAATGTTGCCGGAGCCTCTGGAAATTTAGGTGTTACTGGAACAGCGTGAATAGCGCATCCCGAAAGTAGGACAAGAGGTAGAAGCATTAATTTCTTCACTTCTTATCTCCATCTAGCTTTCCGGTGTCTAGTGTTGCTGCTGCGTTGTGAGCGCGGATTACCTCAACAGGAAGTTTACAATTTTCATCATACTTGACAATTTCGCGGTCAACATATTGAGTCACGGTATTTCCCCTTTCTCGGATCACCCGAGTGTCTGTGACTATCTTCTCAACAATTTCAGTATTTGTTTTCGCAGACTTAGCTTCGGCTTTAGCTAGCTTTACTTGAAGGTCTGCTACAGCTTTATCAGTCGATGCTTTGTAACCTGCTGCGCCTTGTAGATAGATACCGCATACCAGCAGTACAAGTGATACAATCTTGATAGGAAGATTGTATTGCTTGATGAAGGTAACTTTACCAACAAAAGAGGCTACCAGCAGACCCACGACACCGGCAGCAATTAGTAATGTAATAACGAAGTGCGGTAACAGTGCGATGAGCCAAAATACATTCATGATATTAGTTATTCCCTTTTCTGTACGTAAAAAGTCTTAACTTTATTTATCCCAAAATGGGTGACCTTTGAGGTACTCTATGTCCTAGGTCTTCTAATTGAGATACAACGTGATGACCGATGAATCCCATACCACCGGTTACTAAAATTCTCACTGATTGAGGTCCATATACGGTGCAAGAGTATTATCAAAGACCTGTGACATATCACGATACAAAGCTTCACGCTCTCGAACTGTCATACCTGAATTAAGTGTGTACATACGATCATCCTCACTAATCACGAGTTCGTAGTCGTGTCGAAAGGTCATGCACATATTATTAATGATTTGTTCGCGGTTCATACTGCCATCTCTGCTTTGATAGTTCCATGACTCTGATAGTCAAATAAAAGTATATCATCCATTGAGAATTTATCAATGTTTTTTATTTCGGGATTGAGGAAAAGCACAGGTGACTTCATTGGTTCTCTGTTTAGCTGTTGCTTAACCTGTGTAATATGATTAGAATAGATATGCGTATCACCGGTAGAGATAATCAATTCACCTACTCCTAAATCACATACCTGAGCAATCAAGTGAGTAAGTAGAGCATAGGATGCGATGTTGAATGGTAGACCCAAGAAAACATCAACACTGCGCTGATACATATGACAGCTTAACTTGCCCTTACTTACGTAAAATTGACTCAGCACATGACACGGAGGCAAAGCCATCTGATCAAGTTCTGCTACGTTCCATGCAGTTAGGATGTGTCTACGTCCATTTGGATCATTCTTGATTCCGTCAATTAGATTTGCAATCTGATCAACTTCCGTTTGATCAACCGCTATTCTGTTTCCGCCGAGGTGTGCTGGCCCGAAGTTTTTCCGTTCAACGTGTTTGTTCCAGCGTCTCCACTGAACACCATATACTCTTCCCAAATCCCCTTCGTGTCTCGCTTTCGGAGTCCAATAAGCTGCTTGAGCATTTCCTGTCCAGATTGTGCTATTTGCATCATCTCTGGATCCGTGTAAAATTTCTGCAAGTCTTCTCTCATCATTGCTCCCTTCTAAAAACCAAAGTAGTTCACTAACGACTGATTTCCAAGCTAGCTTCTTGGTTGTAATAGCCGGAAAACCCTCTGTCAAATCAAATCTCAGTTGGCGACCAAACACACTGATGGTTCCTACACCAGTTCGGTCATCCTTCTCTTCACCGTTGAATAAAATGTCTTGTAATAAATCGTGGTATTGCTTCATTTTCTTTTGCAAATCTCGTACAGATGATCCGAAAAAACCTCACTGTAAGTTCGGACAAAATTACGCTCTACATATAGCAAATCTATATAGGTATCACAAGTGTAATGGTCATACACCTTAGTCAGGTGTACTTCGTCTATATATTCCCAGCAGCTTTCAATTAATCTAGCACCCCCTATTAACCAAAACGTAACATCGTCTGGTCGATTAAAACTCAAGTCCGGCGCACGGATTACATTGTGATGTTCCGCTTCTAGAGGGCTAGAAGATACGACAATGTTGATTCTGTTGGGTAATGGTTTATATGGTAAGCTATCCCAAGTATTACGCCCCATTATAACTGTTTGATTATCAGTAAGTCGTTTGAATCTTGGCAAATCGCCCTGGATTTTAGTCCAGGGCAATCTGTTTTGATAGCCTATTCCCCCGTCAGGGTCACAAGCTAAAATAAGTTTCATAGTCCTCTCAATAATTGATCCGTTTCCGGTTGTACTGTTTCCGCTATAGATTGCACATTGAGAATAAACTCAATGTTTGTTACCTCATCATCTAGTTCAGTAAGTACTTTACTTACTACATCTTCTATTTGATCAGGATCAAGTCCGTCTTTTAGTAGACGTTCAATATTGATAGTGCGTTGTCGTTTCCGTTCGAGTTTAAGAATTAATTTCTTGATGAATTCAATTGGAATCTTTTGCTTATCAACACCTTCCAGTAAACGTTCCCATTTACTCATAAACTCAGGTGACATTCACGTTTTACCTTAAGCTGCTGATACTGGAGTTTTCTTAGGACGTCCTCTGGTCTTTACGGGAGTTGAGTCAATCTTCGGCGCAGCAGAAGCTGGGTCAAGTCCACGTGCTTGATCGATCAAACGCTGTGCTTCTACTAGAAGACCGTTTGCTTCGCGGCTCATACGTTCAGCTTGCTGACGTAGATTAGCAGCAAGGGCAGTGTCGCCCAATGCATCGCCTGACGCTGCTTGAATTGGTGTAGTATCTAATTCAGGAACCAGGTCCCCGCGCATACGTCTTGCAACAGCAGCAGGATCTTGAATTCCCATCTGACTGTCCATGTCAGCCAACTTCTTGACTGCTTCTTCGCCCATCTTCATTTCATCAAGAATCTTGTTGAGTTCATTCAACTTGATTCTAGTGTTTGGGGCAGGGGTCATGACTACAAGTTCAGTCTGAACCTTCTTTAGCATTCCTTCAGCGTGTAGCTTCTGAAGAATAATTTGTCCGTCTGTCGTAAAAGTACGATTGAGGGCTTCGGCTAAGTTTTCACTGTTCTGACCGATATCACTTTCAATACATTTTACGAGTGGATCGTGAATATTACGATTTAGAGTTTCAGTGTAAACAACCAAGGCCATGTGCGGTTCGCCAGGGACTTCGCGGAACACTACCGCTACTTTGCGGTCTCCTTGCTTACCTACGTGTCTTAAAAAAGCCATTGTGTTTTCTCCTTAAGGTTTTTATAGCACAAGTATTTAACAGGAGAAAACGATGTCTAAATTTTTATCCCCACGCTAATTCGTAGAAAACGGCTTCTTTTGGGTCTTCAAATGTAGGGTAAATACCACTACCTTCTAAGAATGTAGCTCCACTTTTACTGTATTTGGAAAATCGACCATGCAGCCTTTCTAGGATCCACGCTTTTGCTTCGGGAGTAAGCGGTGTAGAAGTCTTAGTGAAGTGTTTTGGATTGACTGAGAGTTCCCGCTCAGTAAACCAAGTTTCTAGATTAATATTTTCAATCGTCTTTGTCATCACAAACCAATATGTAAAGTTCTTCCAGTTTGAGTAGCTGGTCGTTGATTGTAGGGTTTGTTTCTGCTAGTTCGCAGATTTTTAACAGATGCTCTCGTCGCTGCATTAGGCGACGAGTTTTCTCTATACTTTTGTCTATCCTAATCAAGGTACGGGTAGACGATCCATGCTCTCTTGCATAGACCGTCTTTCCCCCGTCAGGTGACTCGTAAATCACTTACCCTTGCGATGATCGTCGTAGAGTGCAAACGTACCGAAGGGCGGGTTCGGATTAGGATCACCGTGAATGATCCAAGTCGTGTCGCAGTATTAGCATCGCCCCACGAACCGAAAGGATAACCGTCAGTGAAGACGATCAGCCGATTGGGTACACGACCAGCTTCTTTGAGGTCATCAAAGATGCAATCAAAGTCGGTACCACCGCCACCATTCAGTTCGTATTCTTCAATACGATCCATGTTTTCAGAAGAAAACTCCTGAGTGTTGTAGCAACGAGTATCGAAGCAAGTCACACGGAGATTGTAACCATCAAACGCATCCATCATGCCAGCGACTTCGCTAAGGAACTGCATACCCTGCTTGTTGCTGATTGAACCCGACATGTCGATATAGATATCAACATCGATTTCTTCACCGGGGGTCATGCCAGGCATGACAGCATCCATGTGCCAACCGCGACGAGAAGGACGCATCCAAGAGTAATCGGACTTGATAGCAGAGGTCAGATTAGTCTGAATGAGTTCACGCCAGGGCATGATAGGATCAGTCATCTGCTTGATCATGCGCTGAACCCCTGCGGGCACAGAACCAGCATCAGCTTGCTGTGCAGCATTGATGATGGACTGCTTCACTTCCTGACGGATTTGTTCTTTTTCAGCTTCTGACAGTTTCGGACGACCCTTACCCTTCTTGTCGCCGCCTTCGCCTTCGCCCTCATCGTCGCCCTCACCATCAATGTGATCATCAAGCATCTTGTCGAGGAGATCCTCAATGTTGATATACTGCACATTCTTCATGAGGTCTTCGTAGATTTCCTCAGCAGGCTTGCCGTCATACTTTGCTTCATACAACGCAGGCACAGTAGTGATGAATTCACCGATCTTGTGACGCTTCAAGTCAGCGTTCACGGCATAGTCATCGGCGATGTTCCAGATTTCAGGATCACGATGATCGCGGCGACCCATATGATCATAGACAACGTGAAGGACCTCGTGACCGACAAGGAAGTCAACTTCTTTCGGACGAAGCATCATGATGAAGCGAGAGTTGTAGTAGAAGTTAAGACCGTCAGTTGCAGCAGTCGTGCACCACTCGTCAGCATTGATCAGCTTAAGACGAGTAGCGAGGTTGCCAAAGAACGAGTGCTTGAGCAACAGACTGATACGAGAAGTGATGATGCGCTCACGAGCATCATTGTCTACCTTAG